CAACGGAACAAAGTTTTGGACAGATTGCATCAACCTATCGCTCAACGCACTCAAACCAATGCTTGATGCTACGACTATTTGGCGAGAGCGCCAAGTTTAGTTCTGGGGCAAGGACTCGAACCCTGAATAACTGGACCAGAACCCGACTTTCATCAAAACTTGGATGCCCGACATCGTATTCCATTATTTCACCAGCGTCACGTCATTGAGCATTGGCGAATCATTGGTAATGCGGTTGTAGGCGATTTCAGCGTATTCAGGGTTGAGTTCCGTGCCGACAAAGTTGCGCCCGTGGCGCATAGCGACAACTGCCACCGTTCCGCTTCCGGTGAAAGGGTCGAGCACCGTGTCTCCCTCGGCGCTTCCGGCCAAGACACAAGGCTCGACCAGCGCTTCGGGCATTACAGCGAAGTGTGCCCCACGAAACGGCTTTGTGTTGATAGTCCATACATCTCGCTTGTTCCTCTTGCCATCGGCAATTTTGTATTCGGGTGGGCGAGCATTGACTCCCGGTTGGGCGGCTCGTTCCTCACTACCTTTGGCATACTTCGTTCCCGCAGGGATAACACCATCTTCCTTGATGGCAACGTGGTCGTAGTAGTACCGAGGTGACTTGGTGAGCAGGAATAGATACTCGTGGCTTTTGGTTGGGCGGTCGGTGACGCTCTCTGGCATTGGGTTGGGCTTTGCCCAGATAATGTCTGAGCGCAGATACCAGCCGTCAGCCTGAAGTGCTAACGCCACACGCCACGGGATACCGATTAGGTCTTTCTTTTTTAGCCCTGCGCTGGAAGCCCACGACAAGTTTTTTCGTGCTTTGCCACTCTCTGCCCGGTCTGCCGCAAGCCAGCCCTCATTTGCGGTATCAGCGCCGCTCTGGAACGCTTGCGTTCCACGCTCCCTGACATAACTGTCGGCAACATAACTATCGCCCAAGTTCAGCCAGACCGTTCCATCGTCGGCCAGCACTCGCCAGACCTCACGGAATAACGCCACCATTTCAGCGACGTAGGCATCGGGGGTTTCTTCCAAACCTATTTGGGAGTCAATTCGCTTCGCCCCGCATTGAGGACATTCTTTGACCGCTTCATCGCCAAACGAACCTGTATTGCTCGCTTGCTTTCCCGTCAGACCGCCCCGTGTGGCTCTACCAACCCTGTGTTCGCACTCTGGGTCGCCACCTTCCCACGATGCCGTTCCGTAGTCACGAAGCCCGAAATAGGGCGGTGACGTGACACAGGTGCGAGCCGAGCCTGCTGGTAATTCTGCTAGACGCTGGCGAGCGTCGCCAATGTAGATGTGTGCGGTTGCCATTAGAGACACACTACTGCGATTAGGTGTCCAAAGTCGAGCATTTCACTACGCTCTGGGGCTAGGACTCGAACCTAGAACGAGAGTTCCAAAGACTCTTGTGTTGCCATTACACCACCCCAGAGTGTGTTACTTGCCTAGCCCCTTGTTGGTGAGCGAGACAAGCAAATCTCCGACCATAGAGTTCTCTTGCTCTTCGTCATCGAGAACGCCATCGGTCGCTTGATTCACCACGACACGCTTTGCGTTGATGAGCGCGGCGATGTCTTCGTCAATCGTATCCTTTGTGACCATCAACCAACCAGTCACGGAGTCTTTTTGCCCGATTCGGTGGCAACGGTCAACTGCTTGGTCCATATCAGCAGGAGTCCAACCTTGTTCGAGGAAGAGTACGTCACTTGCGGCGGTCAAGGTAAGACCGACACCGGCGGCCTTGATTTGGCAAGCGATGACTTTCTGCTCATCGGAGTTTTGGAAACTGTCAACGGCGGCTTGGCGCTTCTCCATTGAGACACCGCCCTGAATCTTGCAACCGTTGGCAAACTCGTTGGCAACCATATTCACCACTTCGGTATGCCACCCGAAGACAACCAACTTCTTATCGTTCTCTAGGAAGTCGCCCACCCACTCTTTTGCCGCGCTCAACTTGGCTTTGGCGGCCAACTGCTTGAGGGTGGCGATAGCCACAAGGTGTTCCGCCGAGCGAGCGCGTAGGGCTTTCTGCCACGCTTCGTTCTGTGCCTCTTCGGTATCAGCACCACTCTCCAAGGCAATCTTCATAGCGAGCTCGGTGAGGTATTTGATGATGTCGGCTTCGGCTTTCTTGTATTCTTTCATCACCTTGGCATCGCCCTCGACCACAACTTCCGACCACATCTTCGGCGGGAGTTCGGTGAGAACCTCTGCTTTACGGCGACGAACGTAGCAAGAGGCACGGAGTTTGCGATTCAGCATCGCCAACGCACGGCTCGATGAGTGACCGTATTGCGAACGGAACTTGCTCGCACCGCCAAAGTCTTCGAGGCGAGCGATGACTCGGAGTTGCGTCATTAGTTCGAGTGGCATATTCACCACGGGCGTTCCCGAGAGGCAGACACGAGTTCCGTTGTTGGGAATCTTGTCGGCTAGGCGAATGGCCGCCTTGCTTCGCTGTGCCGTTCCACTCTTGATGTAGTGGCTCTCGTCGAGAACGATGCCCTTGAGTGGTGGGAACTTCTCGACCCAATAGGAGAGGATGTCGTAGTTGATGACGTAGATGTCTGGTGAGTCGGCAAGACCGGCATCTATATCGCCACTCGTGCCTTTCACCACTTGTACCTTTACGCCCTTTATCCACTTCTTCGCTTCACGTTCCCAATTGAGTTTGAGCGAGGCGGGGCAAATGATTACGGCAGGGAACGCTTCGGTTGCTTTGAGCATCGCAAGACCTTGGAGCGTCTTACCCAATCCCATCTCGTCGCCAATCAGCACACCGCCGCCAGTTTCGTTGTCGTGAACTCGAACCCACTTGTCTTCTTGGTATTCGTAGCCCAAGGCTCGCATACCGTAAGCAACACCGGCACGTTGGAACGGCATTAGGGCAAGACCATCGCCACCGAATCCGGGAACCGTGATTTCAGCATCCTTGGCCGAACTTGCGTCAATGATGTCTTGTACCGAGTCTGCTTCCGAGATGAGGTCGGCCGCATCCTGCGAGAGTTTGGCGTTGTGTTCTTTTTGGAACCGAAGAACCTCGGCTACGCACTCAACGGGAACGAGCCACATACGGAGCTCGGGCGACCACGTTGCCCCCGGCATTTGACGCACTTGTTCTAGGAGGTTGGCATCGTAGCCAAAGGTGATTGCGAACGAGTGGTTGTGAACGAGAATCTTGGGGATGATTCGTACATCTTGGTCGGGTAGGGCTTTGACCTCATCCGCCACGAAGAACTTGTTATCAGCAGCGAACGCCCGAACGACGCTCACTGATTCGGTCGGTACACGCCACGTCGAGGTTTCCTTATCGAAACGGCGACCGGGGATTGTACGGATGGCCTCCACGAGCCGAGCGTTGTAGTCAAAACTAATCGCTATTTCACCACGGCTAAGAGTGATGTTGCCGTTGTAGTCATCGAATAACGCCTTGGGAACCGTGTCGAGAAACTTCTGCGCCCGTTCGCTAACGGAAACGTCGTTCTGCTCGGCCCACGTCATTACCTTGCCGTAGCGCCTCTGGTTTACGACCCACGCCCTCGCATCACGGTTCCAATAGGCGGCCAATGGACCCTTGGGGTTTGCTGTATCACCATATGGCAATACGACAACCACACGCCCGTCACGAAAGTCAACGGCTCGCAATCCGCTTAGTCGGCTTGGTGCTTTCTCGCCAACGGGTCGCTCAATGTCGGCATACGAGATTCCAACTTGGGCGAGTTGCTTTGCGTACTTGGCGAGCATCTCGTAGGCTTGGATTTCACCATCCTTGCCCCACGCCTCGAACGGAGTTGCGGCGAGTTGCTTGCCAAACTTTGCGTCAGTTCCGTTGAACCCTTGCCCGTCTTGGGATGCCGCACCGTCACAGCGTTGTGCTAGTGCGACAACTGCTTGGTGTAAGAGCGAGGACATAATCCGCTTATCTTACTAGGGTTTAGTGGTGATAGCAAGAACCGACTAGGTAACTTGCTACAACTAACGGCGCGCTTATGGCTTTACTTCGAGTCTCGGTTGTGGTGCTTGTAGAGTGCTTGGTCGGTAGTGCCAGCCCACTCCGCAATCTTGCGCCACGTCACACCCTTTTCACGAAGACGAGTCACCGTTTGGCGACGTTCCTTGCCGAGCTCGACCACCTTCTTTTCGTGTTCACGCATCTGTGAGCAAGTGTCCTTGATGTGCTGAAGCAGTGATGCGACTTCAGGGGTGTCGTTAGCATCTGCTTGAGTTCGTGGGTTGAGTGGTTCAAGTACCATTGGATGTTCCTTTTACGAGTGTGGGATTTAGTGTAGTGAGGTTCGTGCCTCAATGTGTGGTGATTATCGCGCTTTCCCGCACCTGATAAACCGATACACCGCAGTTTATCAAGGACTGTTTAGTTGTGCGACTCTGCCTCAACCGGGATGACAGTCAATTCTAAGGCATCTTTTCCAAACTGGGGAGTTAGGAACGTCAACTTGACGACGATTTTGGCGTTATCGTCAATCAGCACACCCGCATCAACGAGTCCGTCAATGGCGGCCTTGACCAATGGGAAACACGCCCCTACGTCTTGGCGGTACTTGGCGTTTAGAACGTGAGGCGTTACGACTACCTCAATCACCTCAAGGCGTGGCATCATCGCCTCTTGAGCGAGCTCGCAGAACGCCGCGCGCCACTCTTTGACAATCTTGGCTCGCTTCATATGGTGAACGGTTCGCTCTTTGTTGAGCGTAAAGTCCGGTCGAAACGGATACTCCAAAGTCCACGTCACAGGTGTATTACCCTAATCGGTGGTCGAGCGTTCGTTGTGTGGTAAATGGTTGCGTTGACAACAATCTCCAAACGCTTCTTCGGTTCGATATCCACTTTCTCCAAAGCGTAGAGTGCGCCAAACGCCGTTGGTGCGCCGGCCCCGGTCGCACCGTAGTTCTCTTTTGATTTCAGCAGAGAGAAGTCTTCCCCGATTTCGTAGATGCCCGTGTAGTCGGCAACAAGAACTGACCAGTCTTCCTGCGGGAAGCCCGGGTCGTTTGATTTGGAAATGAGGAAGTCTCGGACCGCGCTTGGTTCGCCAACGGAACTGTATCGGAGAATATCCATAATCCGAAACGAGCCCGCTACGCCAATCAGCGAAACATCGGTAGCCCAAAGTTTTGGTTCGGCGGAGATGATGACGGTG